CCTTTGGACCCCCGCAGGGGTCACGGTTTAGCAAACCGTCGCATTTATCCTGACTCTGCCAACTTTCCGTGTTCGCCGCCCGTAGCAAGCCGAGCGGCGCCGGTTTACCAACCCCCGGAAGGAGTGGCCGATAGCCGGAATCGAACCGGCGACGCTACAGAGGGGTTTTATCCCCGCCGCTACTCTACCAACTGAGCTATATCGGCATATACACGCCCTGCCCCCGCAGACAGGGCGCATTATAAGAGAGGAGTTAGCGCTACACGCCTTCACCGGTGTAATCGTTTAACAGTGCGGCTTACCGCCAGACTTTTTCTTAGCCATGGTGCTGCACCCCCTTTTGCATAAAATAAAAGCGCCGACAACCGCTAATGCGGAAGCCGGCGTCATGCGCTCTCAAAGCTATCTGTCTATATTATACTTTCTGTTTATTTAATGTCAAGATAAATTATACCGATTGGATTCTATTTTAAAATAACTCCGCTGTCCAAAAGGTGCCCTACTAAGTCGTATAGTTCTAAGCAAGAGCTATTATCGAGTGGCAATTCTACTTGCAATGCTAAAAAATATGAATTCTGTGCCGGATTATAAAGTGATATGGTTTGGAATTCCAACCTCCTAAACTTAAATAAGCCTAATCTATGTTCATCCAGGCTAAATTCATCAGAATCATTAAGAATCAATGAAGATATTTTTTCCGTTTCACTAATTATTCTACAATCGTCTTTGAAAAAAAATACTAATGTTGTAGTTTCCACTTCTTTTGCTATTGGTAGCAGCTTAATTAATAAATCAAATGATTTTTCAAAATTGTAAGGAGAGATCGAATAAGTTAGGTCATAGTCATCGCGCGCTATTTCTATTCCCAAAGTAATGATTTTCTCTCCATTGCATGAATAATTTACTTTTTCTTGCCTCAAATACTTTTCTGTTTTAGAAATTGCTTCAATGAAGTTACATTTTACATTACTTATTTGTATTCCATCAACTATTTGAATCCATTTATTTTTTACGCCAAGAACTTTTTTACTAGATATTAATTCAAATTCCTCTTTCGTAAATGTATTTTCAAATTTGCATTTAAACTTTTCGTTAAGAACAATGACTAAGTTATCCATACTTTCAATACTATTCAAGTTGAATCCTTGCATCAGGTTTAATGGTGGTTTCAGCAGTCCAATATCTATTCCGAATCCAACGGGAATTACATCAATGCCTTTGTGGTAAGCGAAACCTGCCTCAAAATAGATCCAATCTGATTGCAAAGAGTTTGGTGTAACAAACACAAACATGATCTCTGCTCTATTTAGACCATCCTCTATGCTGTGTACCCAGTTCGTCCCAAAACGTATACTTTGTCCGTCACTTGAAAGAAAAATATCCAATGTACCATTGGCGATTCTATCAAGTGCATTCTTTAAGGCAATAATGTTTTCTTTGTCTTTCGATGAATGGCTAAAGAAAATTGCTGGCTTCTGTGCCATAATCAAACAACTCCTTTCAAGTCGAATTATAGCACAATAAGAAAAAAGCGCAACCGTTTTTACTGTTTTTTACAGTATTTAGGTTGCGCTTTCTTTATGCGGTTTAAGACAGTTTCAGGCAACTCCAGGAGCGGTATCTATTTTCTATCCATGTTTCTTTCCCTATCACATTTCAATAAACCAGGTACAATAATCAGACCACTCCGGCTTTCTTGCCGGATAAAAAACCTTTTCAGGGAAAGAGTCAAAGCTTATGTGAAATTCGGTTTCAGGTATTTCGACCGGGTTCATAAGTTCGATTATGCTTTTTACCGAAATAGGTGTGCTTCCGCTGACTATGGGTTCTTTGGAGATCGACTTAACGAAAACAGATGTTCCATTGTCGTGATCGGAGAAATGTAAAACGGTGTGTTTGATGCCGTTTACCTTTTCCCATTCGTCGATAATTCTCCGTACTTGCATTTTTCCGGAAATCCTGCCGCCGGTAATTCGAAGCGGATTCCCCTCGCGTCTTGCAGCTTCAAAGGCTGTGAAAATCTTATTATGGGATTCGGAAAGCTTTTTCCCGGATAATTTCTCGGCAAATTCGATTATATCCATGCAATTTTCACCTTTCATACTGTTTACCCGAATAAATCCGCAATCATGAATGACACTTGCATTTCCGGACTGATCGGCATCGGAGTATTAACAGCGCCTTCAACTTCGTGTAAAATATCGCTCGGCGTTTTTCCTTTCACATCGTCCCACGAAGGTTCATTCACTAAAGGTTCTTGTCGTAATGCTTTCATAACTCATTCACAATCTTTCAAAATCGGCTCTTGTTGCCCCTGAACCCATTCGCCCTTCTTGCCGTACCGGTACATTCCGCGATATGTGTTCTCGTTTCCGAGGATGCTCCGGATATTCGAAGGGTAAAACGGTCCGTTCTTCCGGCTCTTGTACCCACGGTCTGCGAGAACGTCGCAGATTCCAACCAACGTATTTCCTTTTGCCTTTTCTGCGAAAATAATTTGGACGACTTCCGCTTCACTCTCAACGACTTCCAGGCGCTTATTACGAACCTCATAGCCATAAGGTGCTTTGCCGCCGGAATAACCTCCCTGCTGCGCCTTAACGCCGCGGCCCATGGAAGTACGCTTGTTGATATTGATTCTTTCCTGCTCCGCGACGATCATCGTAAAAGCTTTCAGCATCGGAGCGAAGGCTCCAAACTCTCCGAAATCTTCCGTCACGCTGATAAGCTCTATTCCCTTCTTCTGCAGGAGCATTTCATAGTAAAAATAGAGTTTGATCTCTCTGGCGATACGGTCGCTCTTTGCAACGACGACACATTCTACCGGCGGATTCTCGATCTCTCCGAAAAGAATCTTGTCAAATTCCGGACGGTCCTCTTTTACGCCGCTGACGCCCTCGTCGATGAACCAATCGGAAATTTGCATGTCATTTTTCTGGCAATACTCCATGATCTGCTGTTTCTGAGCATCAATTCCGAATTTATCTTCTCCGGTCTGACCATCGGTCGAGACGCGGCAATAAGCAACTACATTTTTCATGATAAATACCTTCCCTTCTGGACACAATTATAGTGTAATTACATTTACTTGTCAAGCGTATTTGTAATTTTATTTGTGAGTGAAGAATAAGAGCGATGAAGGGCGCGGGCGGGAAGCCCCTTTTTGGATTTTTGAAAATTTTGAGAGGTTCAAAGGAAAAGGCCTTTTTGTATTGTTCTCTGCTGACGGGGCTGACTGACGGGCCGGGCGGAGTTCCTACGGCAGGGGGCCGGGTGGGGTGTCCAGCGGTCGGCAGTATGGACGGATGGAGCGCGGAGGCTGGGAATTCCTGCATTTATTCAGACAATATTACACTTAATCATGAATTTGTTCTTGACATTTACATATAATCAGTTTATTATATATATGTAATCAATCAGAGCGCCGGAGCGGTCAGCCGATCCCCTAATGGAAGGGGGTGACGCTATGGAACAAGTGATTATCATTCTTATCTTAGTCTTACTGATAATCAGGGCCATAAAAAAATGACCGCCCCACTCTCGCAAAGAATAGGCGGTCATTCAAACACATAGACGGTTGACCAAAAGGCGCTCCGTTTGGTTACAGTATATCACCACATGCGGCAATGTCAAGCACGAAATAACGCGGCACAGCCGCACGACAACTGGAAGGGGAAAACATCATGTTAAACGCTGAAAAGATCCTTGAACTCGCAGAGGAAAAAGACTTTGAATCCATCGCAGACCTCGCCCGTAAGGCAATCATTGAAGCATCCGCGAAAGCGGCCGGCGGTACCACGTTATTGAACCGCACGCGCGCAGCCCTCAAATACCTGAAGGACAACGGAAAGAGCGGCTGCAGGACGTGGGCGGGCCGCACATGGACCGAGGAAGGGAAACAATGTTTTGTAAACGGCTATACCGCTTTCGCCCTGGTCAAGCCGCTGGAAGGCCTGCCCGTTTACACAGAGGCCGACCACATGAACGTTTTACCCTGCTTCCCTTCCGACGACTCCCACTATGTGACCGCAGCCGTCAATATTGCGGACGTAACCGCGACGTTGAAAATCTGGAAGGCAGAGCACAGCGGAAGGCATGCGCAGCCGTGCTATTACGACGTTGGAATGAGTCGCTACAACGCTCAATTTATTCTGGACTGTTATAACATCCTTGGCGGCAGCATCGTTTTCAAGGTCCCCGCAAATGGCGAAATTGTTCCGGCTATCTGCGAATCGGAAAACGGGAAAGCCGCTCTCATGCCGATCAGGATTAAGCCCGAGGAACGGGCAGAAAAAGAGCGCGCCGCCTGCTGACTACCACGAAAGCAAACGGCACGAACGGACCGAGAAGAACGCACAACCCGGCCGCATGGTAATTGTACCACGGCCGGGAAAATAAAGAAAGAGGTACATTATCATGACAGGAAGAGCAGATTTTGAAGAGCGCAGACAGAACCGTATTGACCGGCTGAACGGTGCCGCGGAGAAGGCCGCAGAGCGGAGCACAGCCTACAGCAAGTATAGCAGTGACCTTGTGAAGGACATTCCCCTGGGACAACCGAATATCATCGGCCGGCCTGCACTTCCCCGCCTGCGCGAAAGAAGCGGGCGGGCAATGGATAAAGCAATTGAAGAATCAAGCAAAGCGGGGTATTATGCGGACCGTGCCGAGGCCGCCGAAAACAATCACGCGATTTCAAGCGATGATCCGAAAGCCCTTGAAAAGCTGAAAAGCAAACTTGCCGCACTGGAAGCACAGCGGGAACAGGTAAAGGCCGATAACAAGGCCGCACGGGCCGCCGGGAAAGAGCCCGCTCCATGGTATACGCTCCCCTATATCGGCAAGGACATTAAGCGGATAAAAGACCGCATTGCACAGCTTGAAATTATTGACAGCCGCCCCATAGCGGAGGACATACCATTCGACGGCGGCACAATCCACGAAAACGCCGAAATCAACCGCATTCAAATCATCTTTGACAGCATCCCCGCGCCGGAGGTTCGGGAAAGTCTGAAACGTTGGGGTTTCAAGTGGGCGCGGTCGGAAGGTGCTTGGCAACGGTTACGGGGTACAAATTCGATGCATGCCGCAAAACGTGCGCTAGGTTTGGAGGGCTGAACCATGAAAGCTATTGAAGCGCTGAACCGACTAAGCAAGAATCTTCCGCTGGATAACCCCGCATGGACGGACGCGGACCGGGAGTACATTCACACGATTATCACAGCGCTGGAAGAGATGGACAAACGCGAGAAGGCGCCGGGCAAAACGATGAAAACAGCCGATAGCAAATATACGACATTGACAGCGGCACTTGAACGGGCGAAAAAGGCCGCACAGCTTTTCGCAAACTCCGAGGACGGCGGTACTTGCAATTTTGACAGCCCGGCGATTGACTACCACGCCATGCACATGAGCAAAGCGAAGGCCGAGGAAGCAATTCGGGGTGCCGGCCTGCGGTCCTTTGAGTGGAAAAGCTGGGGCGGTATGCGCCTGGTAGTTTGCGGCATGGGAGAAGGCCAGGGGAACAGGCAAACACGAATGGCGGAAGCCGCCCAAAAGAGCATGGAAGCCGACGGCATAGTCACGGAGATGTATTATCAAATGGATTGACCGTTTTAGCGGGGAGCGTATAACCCCGCTTCCATAAATCTAAAATTGGGAGGCAATCACATGAAAATGTATTTTGAGCCCGGCGAACGTGTCCGCCTTTCTGATCGGGTGTTTCATCCGAACTTTCGCGGCTTGACCGGAACTGTAAAGCGCACCGTTAAAACCCGTCAGATCGTTGAAGTGCTGCTGGACAATGGGGAAGAATACGGGGCGCGGCCGGAGAATTTGGAGGCAGTATCATGAGCCCACTTGAACAAATGCGGGCAAAGTTCCGCGCCATGGATCCGGCAGCCATTGAAATGATCCTTGAAAGCATCTTCGACCGGCGGGCAAAGCGTGAGGAAAAGGCCATTGTGCTGGCCGTCGGTCTGGCGGTCCTCAAAACGAAGGATGAAGCCCGCGCGGCGCGGCTCCTAGCCGAATTCCAGTTGACGGAAAAGGGCTTGAAGATCCTTGAAGCTATGCAAAAGGTGGCGGCGTGAATGTACATGGTTTATGCGAAGCGGCCCGGACAGAAGCGCTTTCTCCCTCTGGCAAACGTAAGCACCCAGCCATGGCAAACGGACAGGCTTGTCTATGCAAGTCGCTGGAAGCGTCAAGAAGACGCGGAGGCGGCGGCCGTGGGAATGGCGGAAGCAAACCCCGGATGCATCTTTGAGGCGCGGCCCATTCGGGCAAGAAAGAAGGTGAGCGTATGAGCCCCGGCTGCTGCCTTCTGGCAGTCCTCGCGCTGCCGTTTATGATCCTCGGAAACCTGATGAAGCGCGGCGGATATAAGAATTGAAGGCCAGGGCGAAAGCTCCGGCCTTTTCCTTTGCCCGGCGATAACTGTGAATAGGCGCAGAAAATCCCGCTTGTATGGCCGTCCTGAGGCCTGCAGGCGGGATGTTTTTATGTCGGCACAGCGGGAAAGCTACTTTTCGGAGATTTCTTCCGGCGTTAAGTCAATCATGTTTACGATTTCGCGCGGCGTTTGCTGCTTTCCGGCATCGGTATGGACGTTTATGTCTAGCGGCTGCTGATCAGAAAGGCCCCAAAGCGATTTCATGAAGAAAATGCCGGCGGCCGGGTTTCCTTCGCGCTGCAGCGTCGATTGTTCCAAAATAGTGAAAATATCGTTTCTGAATTTTTTCAAAACGGCTCCACATTTTGAGCTGAGGTTTTCCTCTGCATACAATGTCTGCGGCGCCAGATTCAGCCACACTGCCAATAAATTCCACGTCGGAATAATGCCATGCGACATGCAAAAGAGCATATACTCATCGCAATCCCTGAAAAGTGCTTCAGGGTCGTCCAATGCTTTTTCCTTGTATCCCCTGTTTCGGTTCTTCTCGGCAACCTCGGAATAGAAATTGGACATTGCTTTCATAGTGCGCTCTTGCGACTTAAAAGCGGCGCTCACGGATTTATCTTTCGGAGCCTTCGCGGCGCGTTCTTCCTGCTGCACAATCTTTGCCAGTTTATCCATTTCTTCCGGGGTAACTTCACGCTGCATTCCGAGGCTCGTTTCTTCGCTTTCGTCCAGGCCTTCTCTATTATCTCTTACTGTAGTCATATAGTAACTCTTTCTCCCCCTTCCTTAAGGTTTCCCCCTCCTTCGTTTTGGAGGGTCTTTTCATCGGTCAGAGGGCGTACAATATTCCGGGTCCCGCAACGGTCGCATGTGATATTTGCGCGGGTGATTTCGATCAATGCATGGTGCTTCCCGTTCCGAATTTCGATGCAATTGTTTCCGATGCGTTGGGCTAGAATTTTATCGCATTTTCGACACCTGATATACACGCATATTCCTCCCTCTGCCTGTGCTTTCTTTGTGGGGCTTCTCCCGGACCTTCGGGTCTGCCGGGGCCCCTTGTCCTCCCGATCCAGAAGCGCCTGTTACGTCTCAATTCGCTGCCGCTCATTTGCCGTCTGTCCGTGGATGCATTGAGGGGCGGTGGTGTTTGCTTGCATGAAAAAAGGCGCCCGCGCCGTTCGGAAATCGCTCTCCGTGTCGGTTCGTTCGCCTGTTCGTTTGCTCTTAGCTCGCCTCGATTATACCATTTTTTTTCGGGACATGCTACACCTAACCCGGACATGTTGACCATTTGCGTTAATTTATTTTTTAACGATGCATCAAACCTTATCGCCCTATATAAGTCAGTTCGTACATGGTATTATATTGGAGATTTAAACCGCTGCAGTGCGCGACCTGAAAGCGCTCAACAAATGGAGGAATCGGAGCATGGAGACAAAAAGAATTGAGAAAATGGAAACTTGGCTTGACCTGAAGCATCTGATAATTGAGAAAGGCTATATTATGTGGCAGACTCAATATGATTGGCACTATCCGGAAGGTTTTCACGTTATATTCACGAAAGGTGAAAAGCGGCTTGAAGTTATTACCCATACCAAAGACATTGAGGATGATATGATAAATAGCCGAATGTGGAGAAAGAACCCGCCGGATTGATTTCAGGCGGGCTCTTTCATATGTTTCAGTCTTTTTCTTCTCAGTTTGCGGACGTATGTAAATCTCACTTGTTTGTGTACAGCTGAATTGGTTTGTGATAAAATATTGTTATAACGATTAATGAATAGAGGCTAAAACATGGACAAGGACGCAGACGATTGGATGCACAAATACGAATCCGCTCTTTTGGATAGTAAAGTGAGTATTAACAGCCTTGTGCCTCTTGTTTCCGAACATTTCCCCAAAATGCTTTACAGGTATGGATCGTTTGAACAATCAGGCTGGGAAGAAGTAATGTTCCGTGGTATTGTTCATGTATCTTCTCCATATTATTTTAACGATCCTTTCGATTGCGAGTTGTCTCTTACCGATGAAATAATTCAACTTGAATCGATAAAGAAGGAACTTATAAAAAAATTAGAATCTATGTTTAAACTTAAAGAATTTGATATTAAACGAATTCTTTATTCAGACAATTTAATTAAGGATATAGAAATTGTAGCTTCCCATTTTAGGATACAATTAAATGAAGATTATTTTATACGTAGGATTAAAGAAGCTCTTGAAGAAGGGTGCATAGCTTTTAAAAAGTCTATTGGAGTTATCTGTTTTTCTGAAGATCCATTTTCAATACTGATGTGGAGTCATTATGCACATTATCATTCCGGGTATTGCATAGAGTTTGAGTTCCCGAGTAATTCCAATATTTTCAATAGTACATATCCAGTTATTTATAGCCGTAATAAAGAAAAATATTCTGAGCAGATCAAGCAACAAGACGACAGATGGGTATTAAAGGCAATGCTATGTAAATCTTCTGATTGGAGCTATGAGCACGAATGGCGGTACTTATCAATAAAAATCCCACCGAGTTCATCTATTGAATTTCCAGAAATCAACTTGAATGAATACATAAAAGGCATTTATTTAGGCGCTAAAATCAGTTATGAAAACGAAAAGAAAATATGCAAATTTGGGAAAGAACACAATTTACAAATTTTTAAAATGATGTTATCTAATGATCAATACAAACTTATTCCCGAACAAATTGTTTAGAAAAGCAGACTCCATTTGAATGGAGTCTGCTCCTTTTATATCATGCCGAAGCTTTTACTACATCGCCGGTTTTATCTTCGAAGTGTTAATCATCTAACCACACGGCTCCGACGTTGCTGTCTGCTCTCTTGCCTGGGTTTCTTCTAAATTCAGCACAATTTTTCCTCCTTATCCTCTTTTATCTGCTTCAACAGTTTGTTGGCAATCCTGCGGACGTGCCGGGGCGACACGCCGACAATCGGGCCTATTTTGGTAGCTGTGAGCCCCCGAAAGTTCTCGCGCTCCTGCGGGCTTGTAGGCCCCATATAGGCCAATTCCAAAATTCGCAGGTCGTCCCGTTCAACCTTCGTCAGTGCGGACCGTATCCATTCCCGTTTTCTCCGCAGATCGGCAATTTGAGCGTGACGGTCGTCAATCTCGTCTTGAAAAATGCATTTCTGATCCTCGGCGGCAAGCTGGGCAGTCCTGTTTCCAGAACTGTCCACGCCACCTTCTTCGACTGTTTGCCGGAGCTCCGCCGCAACCGTGCCGATTTTCTCCCGCTGGGCTTCGCAGTTCCGAATTTGGTCCCATTCGTCGGCAATCATGGCGGGAATGTCGTAATAAATACGGAGGGCCGCTTTTACGTCGTCATAAGCCGACTGCATCAAATACGCCTCCTACTTTTCCGGCATCTGATAAACGCCACATTCCCAGCTCTGGCAATCGAAAGAGTTTATGCCGCATCCCGAAAAGTGATTCGTATAACGAAAATCGTTCTGAATCTCATCCAGAACTTCCAGGCAACGGGCCTCGGATGCATAATGGCCGCAGTCTGTTCCTGCTCCGACAAATGGGTAATTTCGGATTAGAAAAAACTCATTTCCTTTTTCAATGCCAACTTTGCCAAGGGGAACAAGGTCCTTTCTATCCTGTGTTCTAATCATCATCACGGCAGATCAGCTCTTTCCTTCGGAAAGTTCGGGCATTTGTAGCCGGTGTGCTGATCAAAGCAAACGCGTGGCAGGCCGCTTTTGTGACAGGTTGCGCAGGATTCGGGAATTCCTGTTTCCTTCGCTGCCAATCTATCCAGCATCCCGCAGAGCTGCGCGTCTGTCATTTTCCGAATCTTCGTTGCCCGTTCGTGCTGTTCACGTTCTGCCGGGGTCATGCGACAATTACGCTTTTTCATTTTGCTTTGTTTCTCCTCTCAACTTTAAAAATGGCCAGCCGATAAAAGGCCCAAATGGCCGCGGAGCCCGCCGCACACACGAAGGCCGTTCTCCAAAATCCAATGCCGACCAACAAGAGAAGCACGGCAGCGGCCAAAATAACGCGGGCGAAACGGCGGACGCGGCGCTTATTGCGGCATAATCTTGCCCGGCGCTGAGCCCTTACTTGATACTGTGTCACGGCTGCCCCTCCCAATTCCAAATCCCCATTTGTCCGCGTGCGGGAATGGGTTTTACAAACTTTTTCGGATTTCTCAGCAAAATTCCGAATCTTTCGGCCGACCAATCGCCGCAGGCACGCTCTAGTGGAGTATCGAATTCCCCTCCATACAGGCGGCACATTGGCACGCAATCATATATTTCAGCGGTTCCTAGGATCACTCCGAAAGCCTGCGGCGGATTGTTGAATTCGAGATAGTAAAGCCACGATCCCTTATAATCGCTTTCGGAATGGCCCATGCACTTCCAGATACGCATATAGGTTTCATGGTTAAGCTTATGGTAGATGCCGGCATGAATGGCGATTTCTCCGCGGTAGTTCATGCTTCTTCCGCGAGTTTCAACCTTCTTCGCGCCATCAATTGCCAGGTCGGCCCACGGCTGCCAGATGGTGATAGCTTTCATTTCTTTTCTCCTTTCAGTAACGCAAGCGCGGCCGCGGCCTCTACCCTGGAAAGAAATACGGTTTTGCCGATGCACAGCATAGAAAATGTAAAATATCTGCCTTTCAAAAAAAACGCATCGTAAGGGCCGCAATCATCATCAAATACCGGCGTTTTCCAATGGAGACAAACGGAAAACTTTATAAACCAACCTTTTGAATTCTGCCGAATGGAAACTATTTTCCCTTGAACAAAATCAGGCCCAATCCCGTCTTCGTCGAATTCTTCTGCTTCAAAGGCCGGGATTGTTTTCGACCAAACGAATACCGTATCCCCCACCTTGCACGGAAGCCCAATGACTTCGCCATCTTCCATTGCCTGAAAGAATTCCGGCAGCATGTCAATGGCTTTTGCGGGGTTTTCCATGTACGCGGCGCGGATCCGTGCCAAAATATCAGACATGACTTTTTTCCTTCCTTTCAAGCCCTTCCAGCCGCTTGTTCAGGGTGTTTATTTGCTGAGTAAAATATTTTAGTTCGTGCTGAAATTCTTTTCTGATTTCTTCTATGTCATGTTTCAATTCCTGCGCCCCGTAAAGCTGTTGAAGTTGCTCCTCGCTCAATCCGTATTTGTCCCTGAAAAACTGTTCTTTGCAATCTTCATGGACCAGAGTATCCTCGGCGAGGCACCATTCGTCTTCAAAAATCCACTCGCCACAAACGGGGCATTCGCCGACGATACATCCACTGGCCATTTTGTTATCCCTCCAGCATCGGAAGCATTGCGGGCATTGTACCTCTCTCGTAAGCGGCGGTGATCTGCGGCAACATAAATTCCCCTGCGGTTCTCCCGTCCGGAAGGACGATATTTGCCATAAACTCCGACTCAAACGTCGAAATCCCGCATTCCGTCGCTTCCAGCTTCGCTTTGATAACCAACAGGAGCGCCCTCCACCGCTGGCGGCAGGCCTGTTCCCATGCGTCCTGCTGGCTTTTCTCCGTCCGGGCGCGGCCGAGGTCTGTCAATCGAAAATCATCAATCTTTGGCAGCGGCAGAATGAAACGGACCTGCCGGCCATGCATCGTGAACCCGATCATCGCTTTTCCCGGCGCTGCAGCATAAGCGAATTGATCGGCGCCGTACCGCTGCAATGTGCTTTCAATGTCCATGCGGGATTTTGCACAAGAAACGTCGGTTTCCTTTGCGTACTGCATTACCTGTCCATCCTCTCATAATTTTCGCGGTCGAACGGTTGCTGCAGCTCACCGATAACCACGTCGTCAATGTGCTTCCAGAAGACTTCATCCTTTTGGGCCTTCCCGGCCACTTTAGCCATTTCAGCAAAAAAGTCAGCAATCCGGTCATGGCCGAATCCGAACCTTGTATGCAGGACAACGGCGCAGATTTTGAGGAAACGGTTGGATTCCTCATTCCGGACCTGCTCGTCGTATTCGCGCACAATAGATTTCTGCTTATTGGAAAGCCGCGCAGAAGCGGGGATATGTGCTTTCACGGGTAACTCCTTTCAAACACTAAATTCATATTGCGATTTCGTCGTTAAGCTGTGCCATTGTTCGAATCTGTTTTATACATTTTTCGGGCCAATTGGCCCGAACTAATGCAGTCGCAAATGGAGGCGGAACGGCGTTTCCGCAACGGGCAACCTGCTTTGATTTCGGATACTTTTTACCATAGCAATCCGTTTCGATCTCATAGTCAGGAGGGAATCCCTGCGCGTCGTACAGTTCGCGAGGAGAAAGCATCCGAAGCCCAATGTCAACGATCATATAATCAACGCCGCTGATTGTTACCAAACCGAACCGATCTTTTGCTGTGACGGTATCTAAAGGCCGGTCTACCTTTTGGCCGGTCCCGTCGCCATAGAACTTAATTAGCAGCGCTTGAACTTCCGCAAAATGGCCAGCTCCTGCCGTTATGGTATTCAACGGCTCTGTAACCTTTTGTCCGACGCAATTATTGTTTAATTGAACGATGTTTGCCGAAACAACTGCGTTATGGTCTATCGCTGTGATAGTAGGCACCGGCTTATCTGCAGCACTTCCGCTCCCCTCATAGCCACCGCCGAAATATTTAGAAAGAAACGCAGTGACGGCAGCATGTTTCTCTGTGCTTACCACGGTCCCTAACGGCTTATCAAGTCCAGGCACGCGTGGGGCCTGCCCCTTTCTCTCTCCATACCCCGTTTGAATAAGCGTCGCGGCTGCAAGCCCATATCGGTTTGATGCATCCACTGTTTGAATCGGTTCTTTAAGCTCCTGCCCGCGCACTTCCTTGTCCGATTGTTCCGAATGGTACTGAATCAGCGTTGGCGCAATTACACATTGCTCGGCTTTGCTCACAACTGTTTTAACCGGCGCTTCGCAACTGTACGACCGATCATCTGAAAACCCAGTTTGTCCGATTGCGGTCATAACCGGTGTCATGAGAAAGTTCCGATTACCCGTCGTTACCGTATGTACCGGTTCATTCATGCTGCTGCCAACATTATTTGCATTGTTGCACATTACATAGGGAGTCACAATGTAGTGAGAGTTCACGGCAGTAATGGTGCTTAAAGGGCGGTCGGCCGGTTCTGGATCGTTTGTAAATTTATAATTTATGATGAAGGGTTCCGGGTTTTCGATCACAAACTTCTCAATTCCGCGGGCGATCCGCTTCAAGGTGTTTTCTGCAAGCGGTTTTTTGCGTTCAAAGATTGAGGGACAATCCTGGGGCCAATCAATGATTTCCGCAGCCGTATGCCACGGTTTCAGCTTTCCGGTCTTTACCTCTGCACTGTTTGGATCACCGTGTGTCGGTTCCGGCCAGACGATAGGCTTACCATCGCGGCGGAATATACCGAAAAGCCGTTCGCGTGATGTTGGTGCGCCATAGTCACAGGCTTTTAACACATTGAATTCGTATTCATAGCCAAGCTTCTTCATAGCCTTACAGAAAGCGTGAAAGGTTTCACCGGCGCGTTTCTTATCAGGAATAAGCAACTGCTGAGAAATTGGAACAACCTCACCGGGCGCGGCTATACCAGTTATTTCTAGTGTTTCACCTGTTTCTTTGTCTATCTGTTCCATGCGTTTCAGTACGCGCCCCGTTTTTTTGTCCCTTGCGGCTATCAGCGGTCCCCAGGTCATGAATTCTTTAACGTTCTCCATGCTGATAATTCGAGGCTGAACCGTACCGGCCCATTTGACAATAACCCACGCGAGGCCCCGAATGCTCTTTTTAACTGGTTTACCGCCTTTCGCTTTTGAAAAGTGGGTACAGTCGGGGCTAAAATGCGCCCAGCCCACCGGACGGCCGGCACATGCCGCGCGGGGATCGACTCCGAAAATGTTCTCATTGAAATGCTTTGTGTAGGGATGATTTTTCTTGTGCATAGCGATTGCATCCGCGTCATGGTTAATTCCGATAGTAACAGGCTCACCGATTGCAAGTTCAAAGCCTGTAGACCAACCGCCGCCTCCGCAAAATCCATCTACCGTGATTTCACCGAACAAACTTGTTTGGGACTGCGATTTTTGCTCTTTTGCCATAGATTCCTTTCTCGTCAGAAAGGCGCGCGCGCTTTAAAAGCTTACCTATGACGCATTATTTTTCTTTCGTTGCCAAATACATATCGTGGTAGACGCAGCCAACGGCAATTGCTGTCCAGACGTCATTCCCCACCCCGAAGAACCAGCCGGGGGCCTTCTTTGTCCCCTTCTCCCCGAAACGGTCCCGAAGTGCCTGCGAAATGTTGGCATCCTTTGCCTTCATGTTGCCGCAGAGCGTGAGTTTTTCCTCCCGGCGGTAAATTACCTTCCGATGCGGGATGGAGCCCGTAACCTGCCAGAGCCGGCCAATCCATACGCAGGTATCGAACACGGTCTTTCCGGCCGGCATCCCGCTCCCGTAATGCGCCACCATTTCAATTGCAAAGTGCGGGGCGCCTGGGTACTTGAAATCGTTCGTGATGATCTTCTCCAAAAGGACTTCGTTATCGGTCTTGCCGAATTCTATCGGCTTCAGAATATCATTCAGAATCGCCCAACCGCTTTCGACGTTTCCGGGATCGATTGCAAAAATAAACGGGGTTTGTTTTTCTTCGCTCAATTTTCTTTGATCTCCTTCCTGAAAAATGACTGCTGCGCTGGATCTGCATTGTTTTCTCTAAAGTCATTCTTGAATTTTCGGTACATTCGGGTGTATTCGTAGCTGTCCTTAAAAATATTGCTGACAGCGCAGTATAGCTTTGGCTCATATTTTTTAAGAAGCGTGAGTTCGGTTTCAAAATGGCTACCAAACGGGCATCCAGCGCAACCTGTCCTTTTCATGCCCCATACTATGTAGCAGTCCGAATGCAGAACGTGATAATGAATTTCATAAATTGCCTTGTCTGCATCGTCAATAAAAAACAAAGGCCGGTATGCAGCAATATGGTCTTTTCCGGGTGGAGTAAAGCAACTTGTATTTGCTGTTGCCCTTGCGCCGCCTTCCGATCTGCGTTCACCTGTGATTTTCATATCAGCATTGAATTCGGTATCGCATAAGTGGGCGGTTTCCTTTTTTGCGCCTAAACAGCATTTGTTTGAGATATGAAACCAAGGATGATTTTCAATCATGAATTCTTTGAGAAGTTTGTTCCTTGAAATATTGAAACTGCTGCCTTCTCCCCATTGGTTGCACCACCAACGCAGAGCCGCTTTACATTTCGGATATTCAGCATAAAGCTCGTCAAATGGACGATCTTCCCACTTGAAACTGTGAGCCTGTAATCTTTCAATGTACTCCGAAACCTTCTTTGACAAAAATGGCTGTCCATACTTTTTGCATCCAAGTGGAACGGGGATTACGGCAGGGCGGCGTTCGATGATGATTTCATACTTCTTCTCCAGATAATTCAAGTGCCGTTTTGTCGCCTGAGTTTCAATGCCGGTATCGAAAAACACGTATGTAACAGTTTTAGGACAGATATGCTCAATCAGGTCAACCATAATGTCGCTGTCGCTGCCCCCACTAATGGAACAAATCGGCCGCTCATGCTGTGAAAGTCTGTTACGCATAACCTGAATCATGTCGATAATCATTAGGCTTTGGGGAGCGGATACAAGCAACTCAGATAAATCATTTACTTCAAGCATTTATAGCCTCAAATATGCAGCGCATCCGCGATTCTGCGCTCCGCGCTGTCAATCGCTTGCTGGGGCGCATCATTGAGCAGAGATCTGACTTCCCGCTTTGCAATTTCGTAAGCCTTCCATTGGCTGCCGCCTGCGTGGCGGATCGCCCGACTTGCAATTTCTCCGTAAGGGATTTCATCCGTTTTCATAGCACGATTCAACCTCCGTAAACTTTTGGTGTTTTCCGTCGAAGTTCATATCAATGGTTCCGCAAGCCCCATAAAATTTGTTTTTGTCGAGCAGAACGTGAGTTTCTTCCGGAGAGAAATTGGCCTTGTCGAGCACCCACGGGCGGTAAAGAAGCATGATATAATCACCGTCGGCACTCAGATTGCCGGACTCCTTCAGGTCGCTCATTGTCGGTTTTTTGCTTTTAGCCTTTTCATCCGGCTTCACAAGCTGTGAAAGGCAGATGATGGAGCAATTATTAACCCGCGCCAGCCGCTTCAGTTCCGATGATATGTAGTCAATCTGTTCTTTCTTGTTCGGAAATCTCTGTGTGGTACGGATGTTTTGAAGGAAGTCCACGATTGCCAGGTCGGGCTTGAATTTTGAAATTTTCCCGGCGATGGCCTCAATCGTATACACCGAATCGCACAAAGAAAGCCGTTTGCTTACCATCAGATCATTTACGCCGTTGGCAACATCGAAAAGCTCCGGTTCAGATAACCGCCGTAGGTCAATCGACCCATAGTCAATCTGCCTCCATGAAGCGAAAATACGGTCAAGAATCTGTTCTTTACTCATTTCCAGCGAAAAGAACTGGACGCGCTTGTTGTCGGAGTAATTCTTCAATGCGATATTCCCCGCGAAGCTCGTTTTTCCCGTGGAAGGCCATGCGCCGATGTAACAGAGGGAGCCTTTTCTTAGTCCATGGAATGCCTTATCCAGTTTCGGGAACCCGGTGAGGATTCTGCTTCGGGGGTCAATCGGCTTGTCGAAGCTGGAAAGATAATTCATGTAATATCCGTCGTCTTCGGGCTTCCCTCTTACGGATTCCTCGGAAATGATTCTCCCCACGGATGAAAGAAGTTCGTCGTACCCAGCATGCCCAACAACCAGATCATTCAGCTTCTCCGTGACACGCCTGCGGCCGCTTTCGGTCTTAACCGTGTCAACATACCCGTCATAGTTTGCTGTCGTCAGGAACGCTTCTGCGGACGTTAGAGCGTACTTCTTTATTTCCGGTGGGGTTTCGGCGCTGCCAAAGATGGCAGCGTCCATTTTTTGCCCCGCAAGGATTGATTTTGAAATGAGGCCGAACGCTTCGGCTGCAAGAGGGTTTTCAAAGTCAGACTGAATGAGAGTATCCACGGCGAAGGCGCATTCATCAGGAAAAAGAAGAAGGCCCCCGATCACGGCAGACTCAGCGTTAAAGTTTTCTGTCACAACTTAGGTATCCCTCCCCAATTGTCTTCCAAGCTGGGGCCTCTCTCCTTTCCCTTCAACCTGTCCCAAATGATCCCCTGCCAGTTGTTCGCCATGCAGTCGTCAATCAGGGAAAGAATATCGGCCTCGCAGTAGGTTTTCAGTTTGTTTGAAACGACCGACATAAAGCTTTTGAGTCCGGTAGGTTTGTAAGACTCTCTTTTCTCCGCTTTATAGGCAAGCCAATCTTTCAGCTTTGCTTTGAGCCGATCCGAAAAGTCATGCCCGAAGAAAACGTCTTCATTCTTTATATCCGAATTTTGAGAGGGAGTATGTTTTTTATCTGGTTTATTATCTGGGTTACTATCTGGTAATGGTGGGACGATTCCGTCCAATGAGTGGGACGAATTCGTCTGCTGGATTGGACGATTTCGGAAAATGCAATAGACGAAATCAGGAAGTGCATACCACTTTGTCCTGTCTCGCCCATCGGAATTGTAATTCCCTGTAAGGACAATTCCCTTTTCCTCCATGCGCTTTAAAATTCGCTTGATCTGTGGAGCACTCCAATATGGGAAAATGTCGCAGAAGGCTTCGACCGAATTGTAGGTCCAGTAATGCCCATCATGAAAATGGCGGTGATTCGCCTCGTTCTTCTGAATCCAGAAAAACATGTTGTTCAAGATGATTGCTTCGTCGATTCCGAACCTTTGAGCAACTTCCACGTCAAAACTGTGTGTCATGATCTTTTATCCTCCCTCACCACGGGAATTCCTGAATCAGCGGCGCATTCCATGTTTTGATAAGGCTGCCCTTCATGAAAACGGGGATCCCGTCCGCTCTGCATTCTCTGACGATGGATTCAATCCATTCGCGTTTAGGAATAACCTTGTCCTTGCGGTTCCCGGTTTCGGCGCCGATGATTACCCACTGAAAAAATTTGATATTTCCGAGTGCTGTTTCATGAATTTGTCCGAGTAGGGGTTCAATGGAAAGAAATCGGTTTGCATGCCACTTTTCCATCCTGCTAGTGGTTTCAAAGAGGTTGTATGCGATTCCGTTCTTGCCAAAGCTGCTATTTTCAGTGACCGTAGCTCCGAGCCACCAATTAATGCGATAGTCCATCGGAGTGCGATACAGGCGGTTTTCATATGTCATCGGGCGCTTGCTTAAAAACAGATAGCGGTGTTGGTCATTTCTCTGCATGGCGTCGATTACCCGTTCAATCCATTCCGGTTTCCAGTCCGCAATGTCGCTCATGGAATCCATGAAAATGACCTGCGGTTTCTTCTCCGAAAGCTGTTTCAGACGTTCTGGAAAGAACTGCGGCTTTGAGAAATCAGGGATGTAATGAAAGCGCTGATTTATGCGCCTTGCGTAGCAATACGGGCAACCGAACGTGCATCCGACAACCGCGTTCAGTGTGCGCGTACACCAGTCAATTTTCGTGTTATTCATGGCTTTCTCCCCTCTTAAAACGCGGTCACGGAAGCCCTTGTAATCCTCCGGACCTCCCGGACAAATTGCTCCGGATCCCCGTTGCCGCGGGAAATGTGGATCAGGTAAATTTTGCGGACCGCGCTCATGTCGTTGACACGAAAGAAATCCTTCACGTTTTCCAGCCCGAAATGAGACTGCAGGAGCCGCGGCTTTATGAATGCGGGGGTGGTTCCGTCTGCAATGGCCTTGTCAAGCAATGGAAGACTGTAGTTGCATTCCAGCATGACGACATTCAGAGCCCGGAAGGTATTCGGAATGAAGTAGGTATCCGTCGCAAATAGAAGCCGCTCCTGCGCCGTTTTGGAGTAAAGAAGGTATCCGCAGGGCTCCATGGCATCGTGCTTCGTTTCGAACGGCAGGACAATCCAGGAGCCAAGATCAAACTGTTCCCCGATCCGGACGGTGTGTTTCCGGTACGGGCGGTCAATGTCGGGGATCTCTGCGAATGTGCCGGCCGTTGCATAGAGGTCAATTCCGGCAGCCGCAATCCCGGCCACGCCGCTGGCATGGTCGCCGTGTTCATGGGAGATCAAAGTCGCGGCCACTCTCGGCAGCAATTCCAAATAGCCGGAAAGAATCTTTTTAGCGGGAATGCCCGCTTCCAGAAGCAGAACACTCGCGCCATCATCGACGGCGTAACTGTTTCCCGTGCTCCCGGAAGCAAGACATTTTACAGTAATAGGCATCGGCGGTTAAATTGGGCACTTGCGGGAGCCTGTGGGCTTGTTTCCGGCAGGGGGCGGAGTAGTTTCACCCCCGGAAGCGTTCGTGGCCTCCTGCGGCTTGTCAGAGGGCAATTCTCCGTCCTTCACTTCGCCGGTTTCGGGGTCAATGTCGATCATCTGCTTGTTGGCCTGATCTTTGATTTCCTGCTGCGGGGTGGTTCCCTTGTCGTCGTTGGAGAAGGCTGTCTGCATTTCATCGGACATGGGGCCATATTTGCCGATCAACTGGCGGAGGACCGTCTTCATCGCCATTTTGGCGAATTCCTTTTTCCACGGGGTCGAATTGCTGCTATAGCTGGGACTGTATTTCGCGCCCCATGCTTCGACCTCCGCTTTGGTCATATAGAGGATTTTCTCAAAGCCGTTAAGCAGTTTGAAATATGCGAAATATCCGATCACCGTGTCACTCTTGCGCTCCCCGGAAAGATCAATCATGCCGGAGAGTTTATCCTTGCTGACAAATTCGCCCTCATAGACCGCATCGGCATTGATGGTCTTGTATGTACCGGAGCGCTGTGCAAGCTGTATCAGGCCTTTGTAGCCGATAGTGAAGGTCGGCACGTTCTTGAACGGCACGACATAGGCAAAGCCGAGGGATTTCACAAGCGGCAGTTTCAGCGAAGCCGCTTTCATGCATTCCATTGCGACGGCCTGCGGGTCGCAGTTCTGAAGGTAGTTGTCGCCCTCGTAAAGGTCGATCATGCTAGACATGAAAGCCCCGGCGTTGTCGTGAAGGGTATTGCGGAGCTGCGCCCGGATGGTCTGCTGGTTGAGAATATTTTTAAAAGCGTCCACCTTTGCCATACTGTTATTCTCGCTCATTGCTGTCTTCCTCCTGTAGGTTTAGTTCTCAGTGTTTTGATGAAAGAGCGCATGAAAATGATAAGCGCCCAAATAACCACGGCTGCCAAGATGATAGCTAGAGGAATCCAAATCGGACCGAGTACCCACCACCAGCTCCATTTGACGATCCCGATAAGCTTCAGCGTGATGAAGATAAGGACAAGGGCACCCAAAAATACAATCACTTTATCCATAAAGCCGCCGTTGTTGGAGTTATTTGCCATGCTGCACCGACCTTCCCAAAACGGTTTTAATCCGGTCCCGGAAGGGAGCGATTTCCGCTTCCGGGACATTGACGGCGGTAACAATGGCGGTGGATACACCGGACCTACTGGGGGCTTCCACGTAATCCCCGACGGCCAATTCGCAGGGAGCGAGATACGAATATTCGCCCCCGGCCGGATTTCCGTTTTTGAGGAACCTAAGCTTAATGACTTTGGTCTTTTCCATGCTTATCCTTCCTTTTTGAAAGGGTTCGGGCAAAAGATTTTGTCCTTCCATTTCAGTTTTTTGTAGTTTGCCTTGCAAGTCGGGCAGTCGTGGCCGACGATAACGACGTTTGAGGCGTTATAGCATCCGCCCAAGGCATCCCCTACCTGCTCACCGCAGCGGGAGCAATAGAAATAGCCGAAGAAAGTTGTCTGAATCTTGCTGTGACCGAATAGCGCACAAATTATTCTGTTGCGCTTCTGCCTGAGTGCTTCCAGTTTGTTCATCCTTCGATCCCCTTTGAAACTGATACCTCCCCGTACTCAAGGTTTAACTGCTCGGTCAGCGTGGCAATGAATTCGGAATTTGTGGGCTTGCCACGGTCAGCGCTGAGAGTGTAGCCAAAGATGTTGTTGAGCGTTTCGACGTCGCCCCGGCCATAGCCGATTTCAATCGCATGGCGAATGGCGCGTTCCACGCGGGACGGGGTGGTATGGAATTCTTTCGCAATGGCGGGGTAAAGGTGCTTTGTCACGCCGTCAAGATAGTTCTTATTGATCCAGCAAAGGTCAAGAGCCTTTTTCAGGTATTCATAGCCTTTCACATGGGCGGGGATGCCGGTCTTACGGAGCATTTCGATGATTGCAGAATTCACTTTTCTTTCCTCCTGAATAAATTATTTCTGATCGTATTCCACGCCGTCGGAAACTGGTGTTTTGTGTTCCCGCGCGTTCATGTCGCCCTCAAAGTCGGGTCCTCCTGAACCCTCTTCCGGCGTATCCTGCGGCGACTCTGTGGGATTATCAGAGGAAATTTCGTCGCCTTCCCCATCGCCTTCATAATGCTCCGCAAGCCCTGTCTGCCCATCCACCGTAACCGTGCCGCCATCCGGCGGATATTCCCGCTCTCCGGGCTGAATTTCATCAAAATTTATTTGATGTTCGCGGTCTTCCGGAATAATGACTCGTCCATCCTGCTCCACGGCAATTTCCAGATCGGCCGGGAATCGGATCGAAGTAGAAACTTTCGCAGGTTTCGGAGTACAATCGACTTTGCATTTTTTCGGGTCAGGTTTCAGAACTCCGCCGTAGTTATTGATAACGACCTTAATTGCAAGCTCACCGCTTTCAATAAGCTTCGTTTTCATTGCCCTTGCTAAATCGCGGAGTGAAGCGTCTGCAGTATCGAAGATAGAATCAAAGGCCGGTAGCCGGAGGCTTAAAGTCGGACCGTCTGGGAGAGATTCGGCCTTTTCCCCGGTGCCATTTGATTCGTCTGAATCGTTCTCAGAATCGCCGGAATCGTTATCGGAAGGCGGGTTTTCGTTATCGGGATCCTCGGAATCGTTGTTAGTACCGAGCAGATCGTCTTGATCAGCAAGCTCGTTCATTTCTTCCGCCTGTCCCACTTCCGGGGTATTATCCGCAGATGGAACAGAGTCAGCGCTTTCCCCAGGATCAGAAGCAAATGTCTGCTGTTCCATATCAGGCACTTCGTCGGATATGGAACCTTCGGCGGAAAAAGCATGTTTCAGTGCGTACCCATCAAGGGCGTTCTGCGCTTCCTCAAAGGTAGGAAAATCCGGAATAGTTGCAACTTCCGTTCTCATACCGTCCGTGATGGAATCCTTTGAGCTCATAAATGCAGTGAACTTCCCGTTATCCTCGCGTTTGTCCACAAAATTCCGCCATTGACCGTGAATGTAAGCCATCCCTGTATTGCTCATGCTCTTTCCTCCACTCTCAATTTTTTGTCTGCCGCCGATACATAGAGGCGGAAAACCTGAGTATCAACCGGGAGATAATCTGTAACAGATTCGGCATTGTCGATCCAGAGAGGAACCGAAACGCCGAACATCCGGGAAAGCGTGTTGATAATGTCCAGCCCGGCATTCAGCTTCGCGGCGCTGTTCAGACCGTCGTTGTATTCATGGCCGTCCACCGTTGCTTCGCAGCATGGGCAGATACCACCGTTGTTCTGAATGTCGAAAAGCTTCCATTTCACGATCTGGAACGCGCTGTTGACCTTCGCTTCAATGTCCAAGGCTTTCTGCTGCGTGAACTGCTCCGCCAGAGCGAGGCCCTTGTCGTATGTAGCCAAAAGCTGGGAAAGTTCGGATTCCTGCTTCTTCAGGTCCGCGATGCGTTTGTCCTGCTGTTCGACAATCTGCTTATTCCCGGCGCGGCGCTGGATGGCGTTCAGTTCGCCGGTGATGTTGTAAAGCTGCTCCTGAAGCGCGGAAATGCGCTGATCGGCTGCCTGAGTTATGGAAGTGAGCTGGGCGCTCGCGTTTGCAATCTGCTTCCGCAAGTCGGAATACTCCGGCGTTGAGGAAAACGAAACCGGCGCGACATACTGCTTTTCCAGCTCAGCCAGGCGCCCGTGCAAGCGTTCGCTTTCGGACTTGCCCTTTTCAAGTTCCTGTTTTTTCGCTTTGAGATCCTTTTCGGCCTCGGCCAATTCGGCTTTCTTTGCATCGGCTTCCGCTTCAAGTTGATCCAGCTTCTTATCCTTTTTGGCGAGGAAATCGTCTTCAATCTGCTGTTTCTTTTCCGGCTGGAACTCCCTGCCGCAGACGGGGCAAACCGTGGCCGACGAATCAAATTCGGAAGCGTCCTCGTCAACCCATTTCTGGCGGAGCTCCTGAATCGTCGAATTCAGTCCGGTGATACGGGAAACACAGTCGGGAAGGATAACCTTTTCAAGATAGTTGATTTTGCTCTGAGTCTCGTTGACCTTTGACCGAACATCGAACGCTTCAGCATTTACCGAAGCATTTCCGCCGGCGTTTTTGCGGGTGTAAGTGGCTTCCGCGTCGGCCATCTTTGCCTGAATATCCGAAATCTGCCGCCGGATGTCGGACGCGGCCTCGCCGTTACGAATGGCGCTGATCTGCTGCTCCAACTGGATTTTCTGCTTCTGCAGATTCAGCATGGCCGGCCCGTCGCCGGGCTCCGGCATATCAGCGGGTTTCGCTTTCTCTGCCTCGTCGATCCGCCCCGGAATCTCGTCTTTCTGCTTCTGGATTTTCTGGCGTTCATATTTGGTCTGCGCGGTGTAATCATCGACCGATTTAAAACCGAGGTAATGAATCAAAGGCTGCAGGTTTGCGTGAGCGTTGATAATTGACCGGTCGTCCATATTGACGGCAAACAGGCGGATCAAAACTTCCCGGCGGTCCTTGTCGGACATTTTACCGGCGAACTTATCCGGGTCGGTCAAAATCTGAAAGGTCTGATCGTCGCACATTCCAGCGACAAAGGCGGTATAGTCCTTTTTCAGTTTCGGAACGCCATTGACGAAAAAGTCGGTTGAATTGCTGACAACACTGCGCTCCGCTTCGCCTTTCTTGTGGCTGAAATTCTGCTTGCAGGAGCGCTGAAGCGTGATCTCTTTGCCGTCGTTGTTGAGGAACCGGCCCGTGACGGAAGCGGTCAGACCTTCGATGATGTGATTCTCAGCGTCCTCCGGCAGGAGCCGGAAATTGGTCTTGCCGTCGAAGTTCTGACCGAACAGTAGCCAGAAGTAAGCGTCAGCAATTGTGGTCTTTCCTGCGCCGTTGGCGCCGAAAACGTCCATGGAGCTGCCTTCCGGATTGAAATCAAAGAGCCGATGCCCTTTGAAGTTTTCAAGGGTGAGTCCAAGCAATTTCATATTCTTCCCGCCTCCGCACATACCCCGATCAGGTTATTCACAATCACCCATTTATCCGCGGAGGTAAAAAGGGGATTGCCGTTGAGGACTCCTCGCAGCGCGTCCAGCATGAACATTTCCGTGTAGGTGTCGAGGGAAAAATTCACCTTCGGTTCCGGCAGAGGACCGCATACCATAGGTCCCATAGCCTGCGCCTGCTTGACTTTTTCCGTAAGGTCAGGTACACTGGATTCGGATTCTTTAGGATTGCCGCTTTCGGTGTTGGTAGCGCCGGGAGCGGTATTTTTGTCTTCGGACATTTGGATAGCTCCTTTCTATTTTGGGCCGCTTGCGCGGTCAGGTTGACGATTTCAGATAGGCGGCAAAGTCGAACGGGCTGTTTTCGGGCGTGATCTGAGGGAACATACCATCGGGGAGCGGATACCAAGTCCCGTCGGGCCTTTCAATTCGCGTTCCGTACCCAGCGGGTTTACGAATCACAGAAATTCCGAATTTCAAATATTCCCGCATCATTGATTTTTGATCGTCCGAAAACTGCGGGCGACGGATAATATTTTCGGGGTGGTTAATCATTTTTCCAATTGATTCCGCATTTGCTCCTTCCCACCCAAAATCAGGGTGGTTATGCTCAACAATGCCTTTGTGTATTCTAAACAGCCAAGTGTCCCCGCTAAGTTTAAATTCTTCATCCTCTTCCAGCGGGTTATCTTCCGTGCCGAGCAAATAGCAAATGCGCGGAAGCCGTGTCTCGATATGAGGAATGATTTTAGGGTGCATCGGTAAACTCCTTTCAATAATCGAATCCTTTGAAAAAGCGGGAACTCCGCTTCTTTGGGGTTAAGTTTTCCGGCAGTTCGGTTGTTTTATGGATACAACCTTTCCCAGCGGGGCAACCGCGCGGCCGGCCGGTCATAAGAGAAAACCCACAATTGCTTTGTCCCTGGTTTGTGTGCTGCCGGAAGGCGCAGCCGTCACAGAACGGATCCATTTTCAAGGCATCGGCGTATGTACTGCCGGTTCGCGCGGACAGCCTGGTCTTCTGCCTCACCTTTGCGGTTCAGGTTGCGGATTCTCCGGGCCATCCGGACGATACCGAGGATAAGCGCCGAAACGACAATCACGGCAGCGAAGATAAGGAACAGAATGAGAAGGCAAATGGCAATGTCACTCATTCTGTTTCCCTCCACGGCCCAAGAGCTGATCGGCTGAAACGCCAAGAATGTCAGCCAACGCAACCAGTTCAAAATCCATCACGCACCGGACTTGCCCTTCCAGTTTGGAAAGACCGGATGCCGGAATATCAACGCCGCGGGTCTGAAGCTGTGCGAGAAGTTCCTTCTGCTTGATGCCTTTTTCTTTCCGGATCTGTTCCACGCGGGCGCCAACGATGTTGCGGTTGCCAAGCTCCTGCTCACGAATACGCATTTTTCATCTACTCACTTTCATTTTATTTTCTTGTCCGGGACCTGCTGGAAAACCTTCGCTTCGACGCGCGGTTCCCGTAGACCGGGCGAGGAAGGCTTTTTGATCCGGGAAGGTATCCAAAGTCTTTCGGAAGCGGCTGGGAATACAAGGCCGCCATTGCCAAGATATTAGCCACACAGCGCTGCATGCTGCACCTTCTTCCTTCTCTGTTTTTCTTCCTTCTCTGTTTTTCTTCCTGCTTCTGCTTCCACTGGGCGCTCCGAAAGAGCGAATTGTATTCGCTTTTGGTCATGTGGAGAGCTGCAGCGATTTCTTCCCATTTGCATCCGGTGGAAAGCATGTAGTTCATAACCTTGATCTGGCCTTCCTTTTCCCAGCCGCCGTGAACGCCCCGAAGAATCGCTGTTTCATTTGGCCTCGCCGGTCCATTGTTCACGCAATCAGATAGTTTGCAGTTGAAGCAATCGTGGTCACATTCAATCCATCCCATCATTTCACCGGCTTTCCCGGCTTGATGATTCCGGCCGTTATGTACTCCTGCCGCAATGAGCATATGGGGCAAACATAACCTTTCGGGTCGGTGGCGGCGGCTTCGCTGACATTCCACTCCTTGCCGCATACACGGCAAACGGCGGTCATTTGGTGACCTCCGCGGGAGAAAACCCGCAGCACCCCATCGCCCGAATGGATTGCTTGTTCTGCCCTCGGTTACATTCCTCGCACGGCGCGTTCGGCCAGAAAATACAGGCGTGGGTATCGCGGTTTCGGCAGGATACGCACTTGCAACCGCGGCAATAATCAGCCATATCGGGTCATTCCTTCCTCCGGCTTGATACGTCCGGCTTTATAATCTTTGATGGCCTTCGCAGAAGCTTCCTTAACGGCAGGCGCACAGCCACCGATGTAATCGTCCGTCAGAATGCTTGATAACCGCGATTCCGAAAGAGTTGAAAAACCGTGTCCCCGAAGGTAATGAAGAAGCCAGCGCTGACGCTTTTTAATGTCGATGAGTTCTTTTTGAATCTCTGCTCCTTCCAATCCCATCCCTCCTTTCAGAAATCAATTAATGGTTGCAGGGTCAGGTCTGCCAATGTAGGCAAAAAACTTGCTGCGGATAATCACATAGGTATAATGGCTGCTGGTCTTCGTCGCGGTGGCGAACGGATAATCCCCGAAGCGGATCCCGATTCGAAGATTTTCCGGGCCAATTTGAAGGATTTTTGCGGTTTCCGCAACCTTCATTCGGACAGGTACTTCAGGCATGTTATCACCCACCCTTTTCCGGCAACCTGTCTGCCACATATTTCGCGTCCACGCGCCGAACTATCCCGTCAAATGCAAGCTTCAGCGCAGGATCACAGCCAATAACATGAAGTTTCGTGATCTTGTCCACTTCCTTGCAGGTATGGCCGGCCTTTTTCATCCTGGCTTTCATCCGCATGACACGGGATTGCAGGTCAACGTGGGCGCTGTCTTCCAGTTCCTGATAAAGGTCGCCAAACAGTTTGACATAGCTGATCTGATTTTCAGAACAGATACGACGAACCTTTTCGCCGGTAACTGCCTGCCAATCTTTCTCCGCAGGAGCGGCGAGGGCATCCAGAGCACCGGAAATACGCTTTTCTGCGTTTTGAGCGGTTGCGAGGGCGGCATTTGTTTTCATTTCAAGTTCAGCCATTGCCTGTGCCTGAGCTGCCAGCATTTGAATTTGTGTCATAGGTTGTGCGGAGTATGCACCGGTCCTTCGGATCGCGGGAAGAATTTCGTCGGCAACCTTGCCTTGAAATGCTTCCGCAATTTTGTTACTTGCTTTAAAGGCCAACCGATAAAATATATTTTCCGGAATAAAGCCATCATGCCCATCTGTGGGCACGAATCCAAACGCGTAAAGATAGCTTTCCACTCGATCCCATCTGACAACTTCATTTCCGCTTTCGGCAGTCCGGGTAAACCCAAGCCCACGCGCCACGTTGTCAAGGTTGAGCCAAGCCGTGCCTTTTTTGTCTATGTACCCGGATACACCTGAAATGGTAATAATATCGTTCGTTTGAATCATCCCTTTCTATCGTAAAAACGGAGAAACATATTGAGATATTTGTTGCAACCGGCGTATTCCTTTTTGATAGTGCTTCGTCACCGTTGGAGCCGTAACGCCAAGAGCTATTGCAATGTCTTTCGTTTTCTCACCGTTTGATCTGCGGATAATTACCGCCCGTTGGAGATCTGTAAGCTCGTTTTCTACCATTAAAGGCAACACACTGCGAAGCTTTATAATGTTTTCAGAGTTATCATCCGGTTGGTCTTGCGGGTCAAGACATAAAGGCTCAAACCCTAGTTCTTTTAGCTGGTCCAAGGATAGAACTATCCGGCTGCTCATTTTTTCACCTGCCTTTCTTGTTACTTTTCCCACATAATTTGCGTAGTATATAATGCCAATTTAGTAAATAGAGAGATTATTCTCCTTCCTCCATTTAAAGTGTTGACAAATGTTAAAAGTGGACTTATCATATGTCGTGTTGAGAACAAGTGAATATATCCGCCTTTAAGTGTGCAAACTTTAAAGGTATCTTTTTTGGTTCCCAAAACTGGAAAGATTTTGTTTACAGGTAAAATTATATTCGTAAAATTGTACGAAGTCAAGGATAATTCGTACAATTTTACGAATATAGTTATTTCCTACAAGAAGGAGGTCAGTAATAATGAATGAAATAGACAAGATAAACAAGGAAGTTTTAGATAATATTCTAAACTTGAAAAATAGTAGAAATTTATCTGATGCAAAATTTTGTAGCGAATTTGGTTTGAATCCAAAAACCTTTGATAACTGGAAGCGTGGAAAATCAAAGTCATTTATGAAAATGCTTGAAATTATCGCTTGCTATTTTGATGTATCTGTTGACTATCTTCTCGGAAATGAGCAAAAAATTAAGCTTCTCACTGAGCGTGAGAAGCTTAATCAGGAAAATTTAAACATTATGAACTCATTGCCTGACGATCTGTATAAGGTGGCTCATGAGCAATTGAAATCTCTTGCAGCTTTAGCAAATAAGAATAAAACAAAATAGCTTGTTCGTCTGATATTAATTGAACCATTTCTTCGTCACTGTCCACCATGTACACATCCTTTTTATGTATTCCGCAGTCTTATGGCTGCGGTTTTTCTGCATCAATTACTTCGTATATTTCTTCAAATGGGACATCAAGGGCTTGAGAAATCCGAAATAGGACCTGAGTCTTCGGATCCCGCAACCCGCGTTCAATCCTATTCACTTCCACTTTACTGATCCCGGCCCGATCGGCTATATATTGGCAAGTAAGTCCTTTAGACTTTCGAATTTCTTTGATTCTCAACCGGAACAACTTCATCGTAAACACCCCGCATTAGTGTTCACGATAAAGAAAAATTTAACAATATTAATATACCACAACTGTTGTTACCAGACCGGTAACAAACCGGGTAAATATGCAACAAACTTCTATTAAATAATTTGTGCAAAATATTATTAGAGGGAATGATAATTACGAAAAATCCAAACGGGTACGGGACAATCTATAAACTGTCTGGAAATCGTCGCCGCCCGTGGATTGTAAGGGTTCCGGACGGCATTGCGGTTGAAAAGAGAAAGCCAAAATATAAGACTCTCGGCTATTTCGCTACACACACTGAAGCGATGATAGCCCTAGCTGATTACAACAAAAGCCCCTATGACATTGACGCAGAGAATATCACGTTTGCGGAGCTCTATGAAAAATGGTCGGCGGAGAAATTTGAAAGCGTTTCAATTTCGAATGTGAGGGGATACAGAAAATCGTTTGCGGACAGTGTTGCTCTCCAAAATATGAAAATGGCCGATATTCGGTTTGAACACCTAGCCGGGATAATGAACGATTGCGATTTAAACCACCCTATGCGCCTGCGCCTGCGTCTTTTATGGCGGCAGCTATTCGCATACGCCATGGAGCGGGATATTGTCCAGAAAGACTACTCTGCCTTCGTGAAGGTGGGAAAGAATGAGCGGACGGGATCCATCCATAAACCATTTACCGATGCGGAAATCAAAATCCTTTTTGACAACCTTGATCTGAACGATTTTGTCGATACCATTTTGATTATGGTTTATACCGGCCTCCGCGTCGGTGAATTGTTGGATATATTATCAGAGAATGTGCACCTGGAAGAACGATATATGCGCGGCGGATTGAAAACGGCTGCTGGGATAAACCGTGTAATCCCTCTGAATAAAAAAATAGTCCCCTTTATCAAGCGATGGCTTGATAAAGGAACCGAATATCTTATTCAGCCGGACAAAGGGAAAACGACCTATTACGCCTACACCAATCAGGGCTGGGATATTATCATGGCGAAGCTGGGGTTCGATCATCTTCCCCACGACTGCAGGCACACGTTCGCCACCAAAGCAGATGAAGTCGGTATTGATAAACTCAGCATCAAAATGATTATGGGCCACGCTTCAAAAGATATTACAGAAAAGGTTTATACCCATAGAAGAATTCAAGAACTTGTTGACGCGGCCGATCTTCTCAAATTTGGAGATATTTGAGTGCCAATATTGTTAGTTATTTGTTAGTATTTTGTTAGAGATACATCAGAATCTATCTGTTTTTAGCAAGCTTCATATGTCTATATTTCGCATGAGTACTGGATATTGCTCACTTTCCGGAAGTGGAAGAATTAACAATTCGTGAATTTTTCACTTTCACGCATTGGAATCGCCTTTCGTTGCCGGAAAGTCAAAAAAACCATCTGGGATGCCGGAAACGGCCTTTTAAAAGTTCGAAATTATTGCTCCTATATTCGAAGCCGCAATAATGGCCATTGTAAAAGCACGGCCTTTATGCTATACTAAAAGCATCTAAAAATTCCATAAAAAGGGGGGCTCTGTAATGAAATTGTATGATATTGATGTTCTGAAGCTAATTGAACTTCTCGACAAAGCCAAGGGCAACGTTTACCTTGTTACGGATGACGGAAACAAGTTGAATCTGAAGAGCAAGCTTTGCCAACTGGTCGGTGTGAGATCCCTGCTTGAAAAAACCAAGAACTCAACGATTTCAGCCGATTTGAGCGTAGAAAATCCCGAAGATGAATTAATGTTTATCAATTACATGATGAGCAAATAAGTGAATTTTCAATACGCCGCTGCGGAAAACCGCAGCGGCGTATTTTTATGCTGCAAAGCTCGTCCGTGACCACAACAGTCCCCCGCCGCCTTAGTAGGCGGCACTCAGGGGATTTAAAATTCCATAGGTTTTGTTTTCCATATCATCAATAAAGCGAATGGCTTTTCCGGCGCCTGCCGCGACGCAGTCCTGCGGATCCTTCGCAACCAGAACCGGAATCTTAGCCTTTTTGGAAATCAGGCTGTCGAAGCCGTAGAGGTAGGCCGAACCGCCAGTGAGGATCATTCCGTCCGTGTAGACGTCGCCGATCAGCTCCGGAGGGGTTTTTTCCAGCATTTCCTGAATCACGCGAATAATCTGCATGACGCTTTCGATCAGCGCCTCCAGAATTTCGTCGCTTGTAAGATCCGCATACTGAGGTAGGCCGGTCATGGCATTTCTTCCTTTGACCCGGAACGTGGCAACCTCCTTGCGCGGATAAACGCATCCTACGGCGATTTTTGCTTCCTCGGCCATCCGTTTCCCGATAATCAGATTGTACTTCCGCCGGATGTACTTGATGATTGCTTCGTCAAAAGCGTTTCCTGCTACCTTGAGGGAACGGGAAATGGCAATACCGCTCAGCGAAAGGACAGCCATATCCGTCGTTCCCCCGCCGACATCCACCACCAGAGTGCCGTGCGGCGCTGAGATATCCACCCCCGCGCCGAGCGCCGCAGCGACCGGCTCCTCAATCAGGCAGATTTTACGGACCCCGGCGGAACTGATTGCATCGACAACGGCGCGCTTTTCCACCTCTGTGATCTTACAGGGTACGCTTACCACAACGCGCGGCATAATAACTCTGCCCGCGTTAATTTTTTTCAAATATGAACTGATCAGATACCGGGCCAGGTCAAAGTCGGAAATAACCCCTCCGCCCAGCGGAAACCGGACGTCGATCCGGTCCGAGGTTCTCCCCACCATTTTGTACGCTTCCAGTCCTGTCGCGACAACCTCGCCGGTTTCCTGATTCACCGCGGCAACCGAGGGCTCGTTCAAAATGATTCCTTTTCCGTCAAGATAAATTTTTACGGTCGATGTACCAAGGTCAATTGCTATGTCTGTGCCAAGCACACAATCACATCCCATTCCAAGTCAGTTGATCCGGCCGCATCGGATTCCAAACTTCCCCTAATAATTATAGCTTGCTTTCCTTATTATATTCCAGATTCTGTCCCGTTTCAATCGATCCTGCAGGAGTCTCTGCAACAACTGCACAAAAGACTGATTCCGCGCCCGCTCCGAACAGAACGGAAGCACATTCGGACAGGGTCGCGCCGGTCGTCATGATGTCGTCGATCATCAGAATCCGCTTTCCCTCGATTTTGGAGTCGGCCGCCCGATAGGCTCCTTTGACGTTCGCTTTTCGCTCGCTTTTTTTCAGTCGGTGCTGCTCCGCGTTATCCGCCGCCTTCACGAGGCACTCCGCGTAAGGAACCCGAAGTCTTTCCGAGATGCGGCACGCGATCAGCTCCGACTGGTTGTAGCCGCGTTCCTTTTTTCGTTTGGCGGAAAGCGGAACGGACGTAATGAAATCAAGCGCGCTTCCCCGGAACTGTTCCAGCAACTGCGCGGCCATTCGCTCGGCATAATAGTCCGCGTTCCGTTTTTCCCCTTCGAACTTAAATCGGAGAATCGATTCGCGGACCGACCCCAGATAGGGATACAGCACCGCACAGGGTATATTCTTCCCGGCGGCCGGCAGATTCATGCGCCGGACGGTTTCCACAGGCACGACCGTACGCGCACAGGAACGGCAGATTTTTGTTCCCGGCGCAATGATAGCTCCGCAGAAAACACATCGCGGCGGAAAAAGCAGGTCAAGAAAGACAGACAGGAGAAAAGAGGCTTTCACGGCAGTTCCTCCGTTTCATCCCCGTCGGTCAGTAAAAACCGCAGACCGGTATAGCGCCTCGTTTTGCGGTCGTTTTCCACCATGGAACGCACGGCCTCTTCCGTGCCCACAAGAATGAGAAGCGCTTTCGCCCGCGTGACGGCGGTGTAGAGAAGGTTTCGGTAAGAAAGCTGGGGCGATATGCGGTACATCGGAATTACTACCGCCGGAAATTCGTTACCCTGGCTTTTATGAACCGTCATAGCGTAGGCAAGTTCCAGTTCCTGAAGTTTTTCCGCTTCGTACAGGACGGAGCGGTCG